GTCGTAGGAGCGGGTACGGCGCGCCCATCGGCGGGCCCACGGCATCTTCCTCGCGAACGCCATTCGCCACTGCGCCTTGCTGCGGAAGCTGCCCATCACGCGCCGCCGATCGTGGTCAGCTTCAACACCGCCGCCCGCCGAGCCCGCTCCTGCATCCTCCGGTCCTGCTCCACCTGGTGCGCGATCACGGTGTCCCGCCCGTGCTCGCGGTCGTACTCAGCCAGCCGCTCCACAAGCGTCGGTTCCCCTGTCTCGGAGTACAGGGCACCAAGTGCGGACCGGACGACCTTCAGCTTTGATCCGGGCACCGCCGCCATCCGCGCCGTGATCTGCGAAACCTCGACCAGACGGGCGCTGCGGATGTTGTCGAGGACGTCGGCCCGCTCCTCGTCGGTCATCGCGGCAAGCTTCTCCCACGGCGGCAGGTCGGTCCGGACGAACCCGACGGACAGCTCTCGGGCCGACCCGGACCGGGCCATGGCCCGCTTGTCACGGCCGTCGACGGTGTCGTCGTAGCGTCCGCCGATGTGGAGGTGGTTCGACTGCTCGTCGGCCTTGAACGTGCCGATTGGTGTGTAGGGGCTGTGCATCCACAGGTACGCGTAGCTGCCCTTGTCGATGCCGCGCTTGAAAACGCCAGGGTGGAACGTCGTGCCGTAGCTGTCCTTCTTCCCGTACTGGCAGGCCACGCCCTCGAAGGTGCCGTCCTGGTCCTCCTCGACGCGGAACTCGTGCGTCTCGAAGGTGCGGAACTCGATCTCCGTCATCGCTGCTGTCCCTTCTGCGCCGCCATCGCGGCGGCGTGCTCGCGGTACTGCTCAGCGACCGCGTCCATCAACGGCCGGTGCGCGGGGCTCAGGTTCGGGGCGTACCGGTAGACGGCGGTCGTGCCGTCCATGCGGTCCAGCTCGTACACGACCCGAGGGTCCTTGGCGGGGAACGCGAGCGTGCGGGGCAGCTCGCCGTCAGGGGCGCGCATCACCGCGCCGCGCTGTCCGTCGTACGGGCCGCGGCGCACCTCGTGCAGTGGCAGGTTCGGCGGCCGGTAGGCGCCCTTGTACTGGAGGTACTCGGCTGCCTGGAGGACGCAGGCGACCTCTCCTCGGAGCAGAGTGGCGGCCATGGTCACTCGCCTCCCGTGAAGCGAGTGCCGCCCGGCTCTTCCTCGCCGATGATGGCCGCGCGCACGGCGCAGTCCTTCGCTTCCAGCAACTTCCGCAGCATGGCGCTTGTCTCGGCGCAGACAGGCAGCGAGTGCGCCATCGTCCGCGCGAGACGGCTAAACGCCTCACTGTGGTCGCGCAGCTCAGCGGGCAGATGTGCAGCTTCGAACCATCGGAGGATCGGATAGGCGCGGTTCAGGTCGTCATCACTCATGGGCATGGTCAGGACTCCTCGTCGTCGGGAACAGGGTCGAACTCATAGGTGAGCGCGCACCTGCACTGGATGCTCTGGTTGGCGGGCGCGGCCGGGTCCGCCGGCCACCTGCTCTGCGTCAGCTCGAACCGCTTGTTCATCGCGACGGTCGAGCCCTGCGCGGCCTTGTGCGTGCGCCTGGTCCGCGTGTCGTCAGTGGCGAGCCATGTCTTACGGACGGCCCCGGCGTCAAGCGCGGCGGCGTGCGAGGCGGCGGAGTAGGCGCCCACCGTTTCGGTGCGGGCGATCATCGTTGCCCGGTAGTCGCCGAGGTTGGTGAACACCTGCTGGATCCGGGCGCGCAACTCGGGCACGCTCTCACCCTCGGCGACGCCGTGCGCCAGCAGTTGCGAGCGGAGCACCTGCTCGGTCGTCGCGGTCACCTGCCCGGCCAGCTCCTCGACTCGGGCGTCGAGGGCCCCGGCGACGTCCGGCTCGTCGAGGTCGAACGATGGGGTGATGGACACGCCGCCGCGGCGCCATGCCCGCTCGACGAACGGGCGCAGCAGGCGCGCGGTCTGGCGGCGCCAGTATTTGCCGTCGAAGATCTCGCGGACCTTGATGCGTTCCTCCCAGCCGTCGGGGCCGGTGGCGATGTCCATGTCGGTGGCGCGGGCGGCGGGGACGACGTCGAGGTCGGGCGGGGCGAGGGTGAGCAGCTGCTCGCGGGCGAGGGCCGCCGACTCGGTACGCACCTCACCGAGCCATGCCGCGCTGCGTTCGGGCTTCTTCATCAGCCGGTCGAAGTCGCGCAGCACCCGCTCCCGCTGCTCGCGGGCGAGGGCTTGCACCGCGCGCCGGCCGACCGCTTCAAGTTCGTCGTAGGCGGCGTTGATGTCCGCCAGCGACGGGGACTTGGGGGTGTCGTCGGCGCGTGTCAGCTCCAGACGACGGGGCGTCGTCGGGGCGTCGACCTGCGGCGGGGCACCGCCGAGGAGACGGGCGAGTGCAGCCTCGACGGCCCGCTCGACGACGGGCCCGACGTCCGTCGTCGGCAGGCGGGTGAAGTCGGCGTCCCACGACCGGGCATCATCGGTACCGGAGGGCACGCCCTGCACCGGCGCCCACTGCGCCCGGTACGGGGTGAGGGTGTTCTGCCCGATCCCGCCCGGCAGCGGTTCGAGGCCGACCTCCGCACGAGCCTCATCGATCATGTATGTGTCCGAGTAGACGAGTGCCCGGGTCCGGTTCGCCTTCGAGTCCTGCGCTTCCTGCAGCGCCTCGACACCGGACAGGTCGAACTCGGCCTCTTCCGCGTCGCTGGGCAGGAGGACGCGGTCGATCTCCGAGCCGATGATCTCCAGCTTCGGCTTGATGGTGTCCGACCACAGGGTGGCTTTCGCTGCGGCCCGGTTCTCGTACGTGGTGCCGGCGGCGAGGTAGTCGTGGGGGACGCCGAACGCCATCATGACCTCGGCCGCGTTCGCCATGCGGGATTCGAGGTAGTCCATCTCTTCGGCGGTCAGGCCGACACGGGCGTACGAGACGGGGGTGCCGCCGCCGGGCGGCGAGGAGACGAGCAGGTTCTTGCCCGCGTTCGCCGGGCCCTGCATCGAGGAGCGCCACGCCGCACGCGCGGCCGCGAACTGGTCCGCCTCCATCTGGCCGAGGTAGACGACACCGGACGGGGTGGCGCCATTCTTGTAGCTGGAGCGCTGCCACTCGCGGGCGTACGCGTCCATGTCGACGGCGTGCCTCGCCGCCTTCCACGGAGCGAGGCAGCCGAGCGGGTCGAACGGGTGCGGGTAGCGCAGCCACAGCATCTCTTCGGGCAGGACCGGGACTTGTGTCCCGTCCGCCCGCCGGATCATGAACCCGAGCAGGTTCGCCATCGTCGGCCGCTGCGCCAAAGGTTTGTCGACAATGACGTCGACCTGGTCGAACACGATGTGCGCCTCGGCCACGTCACCGAGGCCGGTCTCCCCACGGTCCAGCCACACGAAGCTCTGCCCGGCAAGTTCGCCCTGCTGGAGGATCAGCGACTTGAAGATCCGCGCGGACATGAGCGGGTTGGGACGCTTGTTGAACAGGTGCGCGACCTGGTGGCCTTTGATGACCGACCCGTCGGGCTGGTGTACGGCGAGCGGCACCGAGCTGCCGTTGTCGGCGATGGCCGCCACGCACCGGTACGCCACGGCGCTGTTGGCGTAGCCGCGGGCCTCGGCGTCCAGGTCGAAGGTGAGGGACTGCTGTCCGCCGATCGAGGCGACGGTGATCGGCCGCCGGTCCCGCAGCGTGTCGAGGCCCATGGCGCGGGTCTCGGCTGCTCGGCGCAGGGCCCGGTTCCTGTAGTGGCTCACGTCAGTCCTCCTAGGCGACCGCGGCGAGGTTGCCCGCAGGGGCGAGCATGAGATCAGTGAGGGCCCACACCATGGCGTCGAGCCGGTCGGGGGAGTCGTCGCCGGGCACCCACGTCACGAGCTGCTCCTCCAGTTCGGGGAGCGACGTGACGATGTGCGCGGCGTTCTGCTCGGCGAGCGCGGCCACCGGCTCGGCGCGCGTCTGCTTGCCACGGCTGGCCCGGACGGTGCGGTAGTTGACCTTCGGATCGATCTGCCGGATCACGGTGCCGATCCAGTCACCACCGTTATTGACCTCGGCGACGATCGCGTCCGCCTGATGCCGGTGATACGCGCGGATCGCGGCACGAGCAGCGTCCAGCGGCGGCATCCGGCCGGACACGTCATCGAGGACGTACCCGTGCCGCCTGCTCGTGCCGTTGACGTCCGGCAGGTACTGGGAGCCGAGGCCGGCCACGATGATGCCCATCTCGTCCGACTCGTCGCCAGAGGTTGCGGCGGGGTCCATGGCGACGACGACGCGGGCCATCGGAGGTGCTGCGCCGACGCGACCGCGGTCGAGGAGGTCACGCGACCACAGCGCGCCTTCGATGTCGGTGAGGAGGTCGCCGTCGAGCTCTTGGGCCTCCAGTCGCGTGCCCTTGTACTTCGCGACGAGGAAGTCCCGCATGTCCTGGGGCAGGTGGATGGCATCGCGGGTGCGGCCCTTGGTCATGATGACGTCCGCGCGCTGCGTCAGCTCGATGATCTCGGTGCGCGGTTTGGGGGTGGTGCTGGCGATGTAGTGGGGGTTCGGGCCGATGCGGAGACCCATCTCCGAGTGGGTGATCGCCTCCTTCAGCCGTCGCTGCGCTGCGGCTTCCTCCATCCACACCAGGCACCGGTTGCCACCCGCGCGGAGACGCTCGATGTCGTCGGGGGAGTGGGCCCCGAACAGCTTGGCCTCGGCGCCGGACGGCCACTTGGCGAACGTGCCGCCGGCCGTGGTGCGCAGTACGACGCGCGGGTCGTGAGCCTTCAGCCCGGACGGGCCATTCACGCAGGCCTCGACGGCGTCGCCCTGCGTTGGGGCGACGATCGCCATGCGGTGCCCACCCCGGAGCCGCGGGTCGCAGGCGGGGCCGTTGACGTGCTCGACCATGTAGCGGGCGCAGCCGTCAGTTTTCCCGGTGCCGCGGCCGCCGAGCTGGAGCCACCAGCCCATGGTGGGGATCTCGTCGGGCGGGACCTGCCACGGGTACGGCGTCCACCGGTCCCACCGCTTCTGCCACAGGCGGGCGCGCAGCTCCGCTTCGAGGAGCTCCAGCTCGGGCGGCGACAGGGCGGCCAGGCGCGCATCCAAGTCCGTGGCGGTCACAGCTCGGCCAGCTCGGCGGCGAGGGCCTTGACCCGCTCGGTCATCTCGTCGGTGACCGTGACGTTGGCGCGGACGGGGGCGTACAGGCCGAGGAGCTTGGCCTCGTGGTCCATCGCGCGGACGATCGCCTCGGCGGCCTTCGCGCTGTTCATGTCGCTGCGGACGACGACGGGCATCAGGCCGTCGATGAGCACCCGGCACGTAGCCAGCTGCTGGCCGACCATCTCCCCGAACGCTTCGGAGGCTTCCTGGTGGAGGCGGGCTCGGCCGCGTTTCCACGCCTGGTGCGTGTTCTTGACGTCGGCGCCGATGCGTTCGGCGATCTCGCGGAAGGTGAGCCGGTCGCGGGTGTACAGCAGGACGACTTCGTCCTCACGCTGCCGCCCGATCTCCTCGTTCTGTTTGGTCGCCATGCCCGTACCTCCCTGGTGGGAAGGTACGAAAAATCGGGCGGCCAGGATCTTGGGGGGTGCGGTGACACCCCCCGACGACGGGCGTCGTCGGGCCTAGGACCGTGCGGTCAGACGAGGTACGGCCGATTCTGCGGTGGCCCGTCGCCAAGGTGCAGGTCGGGGTGACCGAGGCGCTGCTTGTATCGGCAGCGGCGCAACGCCTCGGTGGCCTGCTCAGGCGTGGGCGCGGTGATTGACGGACGCACGTCCTGCCGGGGCGTCTGCTCGGCCAGCCGGTCAGTGAGGCGCTGCAACTCGGCCTGTGCCGTTACGCGCAGGCGCTCCCTCAGTGTCATGCCGCAATCCTCCCGCAGTGCCGGGCCGGTGTCAGCAGCCGTCGTACTTCCAGGCTCCGCCCTCACGGGCCCACGGCTGCTGCTTCTGGTCCAGCGCCGGCACCGCGTAGGTGTAGGTGACGCGGGCCAGGTCGCCGGACAGCTGGTCGACCGTGAACGTCTTGATGTCGTGGACGCCGTACTGCTTCACCGACGCCTCGACCACCGGCCCGTACACCTCGGCCGGGATCTTGTCCTGGCAGCGGGCGGACATCATGCCGTGCGCTTTGGCGGTGTCGGTGGCGAAGTAGGCGTCCGAGTAGGCGCGGACGGCCTGCTCCAGCTGCGCCTTGCCGTCGTCGGCCGGCGGCGTGCTCGGCTGCTCGGTGCTCGCGTTCTGGCCGGGCTTCGGTGAGGCGGCGGCGGGCGGGTTGTCGGCGGTGGTCGAGCAGGCGGTGAGGGTGAGGAGCAGCACGGCGGCGGCCGCGGCGGTGGTGTGGCGCATGGTCCCCCCAAGGACTGGCGTGATGAGGGGGCCAGGGTACGGCGAAGCCCCTGCGACGGGGGACCGTTCGGCAGGGGCTTCACTCTCAGCAGCGCCGCAGCCAGCGAGCGCGGGTGGGATGGGCTCAGCGTATGGCGCGGCACTGACAGCGCGAGGGCGGTGTCTGGCTGGGAAGCCACCTGCGGCCGCATGACGAGCACTCCCAGACGTGGATGCCGTTGGCTACAACGCTTCGGATGTGTGGGTCCATGGAGGCAGTCTCTCAGTGGCTGTGGGGTGGGTAGTGGCCGCCGCACTGCGGGCAGTAGGGGCGTTCCTGGACGTCGAACCCGAGGGCAGCAAGGAGACGGACGATCATCACTCAGTCACCTCCCCACCGGCTGGTGACGGTGCGCCTCGGCCGGGTCGTGCACGACGGTCCCGGCCTGGCCGATGGGCTCTACACGGAACCCCTTCTGGGCCCCCTCCTCGTCGGCGTTGTTGGTGTTGGCGTTGGCGTCTGACCTGCACAAACAACGGCCAACAGGGGCCGCCCCATCGGAGGGGAGAGGGGCCGGGATGTCGTCCAGGTGGACGCCTGGCCCGTTCCTCGTGATCCCCTCACAGTCCGGCGCGCGGACACCGGTCCGGACCGGGATGCCGGCCTCGTCGAGCAGCCCACGCACGGCTTTCGTGTCGGGCCGTCCGGTCGTCGCGGTCAGGCCGGCCGCCGCGGCGAGCCGGGTGAGCAACACGTTCTGCTCCCCTGCGGACAGCGTGCGGAGATGCTCGCCGATGTCGACCGGCTCGACCTCCGGCTCCTCGTCGGTGGCTGCGCGGCGCCGGTCGAACCAGGCGCGGCCCGTCCGGCAGCAGTGCGACGCGGTCAACCCGGCCGCGAAGTAAGCAACCTCCGGCACGACGGCGACGACACCCCAGGCGGCCATGAGACCAGCCGCGCCGAGGATCGCCCGCGCCGTCCGGTCGCTGATCCCGCCCGGCTCGTCCTCGACCGGCTGCTCCCCCACCACGACGGCCTGCTCCTCGTCGGCCATCACAGCACCGCCGTAAGGCCGAGGCCGAGCAGGTTCGCCCCGGACGCGAGCGGCACCGCAGCGATCCCGGCGACGGCGCCGGACAAGCCGAGGCAGATACCGCACAGGATCCCGGCGGCCAGCTTGCCGTTCGGGATCCGTCCGGCGAACTTCCACAGGGCGAACAGGGCGACGGTGAGCAGCAGGACGACGGCGTGCCCGCCGTTGGACAGCGCCACCGTCCCGGTACGGGTGACGTCCTGCGTGCCGCCGCCGACACCCCACACGAGGCTGAGATCACCGAGACCGTTCGCGCCCCACAGGGCGACGTCGGCCGAGGAACCGAGGAGGCCGCCAGCGGCCAAGATGAGGAGCATGCCGTAGGCGAGGGCAAGCACGAACGGCACGAGGGCAGCCGGGCTTTTCTTCTCGCGGAACACCCACTTGATGACGGTGGCGATGAGGATGGCGACGCCGACGGTGACGCCGCCGAGGGTGACGATGTTCATGGGGTCCTCAGTGGAGGATGGCCACGCCGAGCGCGGCGAGGGTCAGGACGAGGGCGGCGGTGCCGACGTGGAGCGGCACTTCGCGCCAGGAGATGAGGGACAGGCCGCAGAACCCGCCGACCATGGCGAGCATGAACAGGGCCCACATCAGCCGCTCATCCCCAGGCCGATCGAGGGCGGCAGCTGCGCGAGGTGCGGCTCGTGCTCCTCGACTTCCTTGCGGAGGACGCCGCGGATGGTGGAGTCGCCGACGCGGCCGTGGCCGGCTTCGATGAGTGCCTCCCGCATGGCGACGGTGCCGGGCCGGGTGCCGAGGTCGTAGAGGGGGCGAATCACGGCGCACCGGGGGTCGCGGTAGGCGATCGGCGCGGGCGGGAGTTCGGGGGCCGGGGCCTTCGGCGTGACGGGCGGGACCGGCGCCGACGGCGGGGCAACGCGCTCGACGACGGGCGTCGGCACCTGGTGCTGCACGGGGTCCAGCACGTCGAGCCGCGCACCGACCGCGCCGCGCATCGTCTGCCACGACCGGCGGGGGAACATCAGCCAGCCGAGGAGCGGGATGTGGGGCATCCGTTCGGCGATGAGGCCGCGGTCTGCGCGCTGCTCGTCGCGGACGTCGCGGCGGTGCAGCTCGAACAGCAGCTCCACGGCAGCGGAGATGGAGGCCAGGCCGAGGCCGCCGACGTTGCCGCCGATCTGGTGGCCGTGGCTGTAGTTGAGCGCGCCGGACACGACGACGAACCCGAAGATCGCCAGGCGGGCGAGACCGGCCGGGGAGCCGCGTTCGATGGCGCGGCGGGCGTACTCGGCGCAGATGAGTCCGGCCAGGTCGAACATCAAGCTGAGGGCCCATGCCAGCTTGGGCGTCATGCCCCAGGCGATGAGCTTGCCGCTGATGGACCAGGCGGCGGCGGCGAGCATCATGACGAGGACGAGGGCCCAGGCGATGCGGATGGGGGCGCCGATGCGGCGGGCGCGGGTAGGCTGCTGGTCAGCCATGGGAGTGCACGCTCCTGTGGTTAGGCCCCCGTTCGGCGTTCGCAGCGCCTGCGGGGGTCGTTCAGTTGTGGGGCGTCGTCGGGGCCGTCGGGCCCGTCGTGACGCGGTGTCGGGTGACCGACACGGTTGATGGTAGCCGACACGAGACGTGGTGTGCAGACCTACGCTCCGGGCGGGAGGTGGACCGTGGCAGACGATGAGGCGCGGGCGGCGGCGGACCGGGTGCTGGAGGCGGTGCGTGCGGCGCTGCGCGGGCTGGAGGCGATCCCGGATGCGGCGGTGCGGGCGCAGGCTGCGGGCCTGGTGCTGCGGGAGTGGCCGGCCGAGCGGGGGTTGGCGACGGAGATCCGGCAGCAGGCGGTTGCGGTGATGCATGAGCAGTTGGGGCTGGACTTCCCAGAGATTGGTGAGGCGATCGGTGTGGATCGGTCGCGGGCGTGGCGGATTTGGAAGGGCATGAGCTGAGACCATGGCCGCATGAGCACCTTCCCGACCTTTGATCCTGACCGGCTGGCGATGCTGGAGGCCCGCGCCGCGGAACTGCGGGAGACGATCGGCGAGCCTGCCGCCGAGTTCGAGACGGTGCTGCGCGCGCTCTGGGCTGAACGGTTCCTTGCGCTTCCGTCTGTCGCGGACCCCTTGGAGGCGTACGACTTCATCCGGCCGGACGACGACGCCCCGTCGTCTCCGTCGTCGTGACGGGGGCGGCGGGGCGTCTGGTCTGCGTCAACGGGCGTCGTCAGCCCCAGTACGAGCAGAGCAGCCAGCGGGGGCGCTCCTGCGTCGGGGTGAGCCCGAGTGCCTTCACGGCGGCGTCCAGCTTCGCGTCCCACGCCTGCTGCTCCGGCCGCTGCTGAAGGTCGAGCGGGTCGACCTCCTCGCATGCGCCGCGCCGGACGGTGGTGACGTGGGTCGCGAGGATGAACATGGGGTAGCTGCCGGAGCAGTAGGTCTCGAACTGGACGCCGAGGCGGGCCTCAGCCGCGCGCCTGCGCTCGAAGTAGCCGTCCACCCCGGCCTGCCACTCCTCGGTGAATCCGACGACCTCGGCGAGGAGGCGGCGTTCCGCAGCGGCCTGAAAGTCGTCTTCGTCGAGCCAGTCGAGGGCGGGGAGTTCGCCGTACTCGCCTGTCTCGCGGACCTGCCAGTCCTCGTCGCCGCCGAGGTTGTAGCCGTAGGCGAGGATCGCGTCTGTCGATGTGCTCATGGGTCACTGCTCCTTGGTGGTGGCCGGGGGCTGCTCCTCGGTGGCCGGCGGGTACAGGACGGCGCGCCACTTCGCGACGGTGTCCTCACGGACCCATCCGGACTGGAGGCATGGCTCCCCGGGGTGGCCCTTGTGGACGAAGTTGCTGAGGACGTCGTGGAGGGTGGCGCGCAGTTGGTCGCGCTGCTCCTGCAACACGTACCGCTCGGCGGCCATCTCCTGCCGCTGCTCCATGGCGCTGCGTGCGGCGCGGGAGCAGATGTCGGCGTCCTTCCGGGCCTGGTCCAGCTCGGCCTTGTACTTCGCGGCGAGCTGCTCGACGGGCGTCGTCGTCGGGGCGTCGTCGGTGGTGAAGTCGGCGCAGCCGCAGCGGTTCGTCTCGTTGCCGAACGTGCACGGCCCCGCGCCGTGCCAGTTGTACGGGTGGGTGCATGCGCCGCAGGGCGTTGCGAGAGACACGTGCACTGAACGGTTGTAGCCGGGGCCGTCGCCCGGGTGGTCGACCACGTGACTCCAGCTCTCGTAGGTGTCTTTCGAGATGGGGTGCGCCAGGGTGTACGTGGCTGGTTCTCCGTAGGCCGCGCCGACGGCGAAGGCGCAGAGCACTTCGTGGAGGGTGTCGCGGAGCCGTTCGCGCTGTTGGACGAGGGCGGCGGTCTCGTGGCGCTGTGCGCGGATGGTTTCCTTCAGGTCGATGATCGCCGTCGTCTGGGCGTCGTCGGCGTCGTCGGCGACGGGCGTCGTGTGTGCGTCGGCGAGGCGTCGGAGCTGCGTCCCGATCTCGACGACGGCGCGGAGCAGCTTGGTGGTCTCAGGCACGGTCGGTCTCCGGGGTGTCGAGGGCGGCACGGAGTTCGCTCGCGGCGCTGCCGTGAGAGCGGAGCAGCACCCAGCGGCTGGCCAGCCCGCGCACCCGGTCGATGGCGGACCGGGCGGCGTCGCGTTCGGCGTACAGGGCGTCGAGGGCGTCGTCGGTGATGGTGTCGGCGGTGTGGCGTTGGTCGGTCACAGGTACTCCCCGGTGGGCACGGTCTCGACA